ATATCTATGAGGTTATTCCTTACATCTGCTGCTGATATCGAATTAGAGGAATTATCTGCTATATCGTTATTGATATTGAGTTGTAAATTTTGTTTTGTTGACATTTTATTATTAAGTTTTTAATTATATGATTGGTTATTATAAGCATTTGAAAAAGCAGGTCCTGGTGGAACTGGTCCTCCAGGAATAGAATCCTGTGGGGCTTGGTAACTCATTATAGAAGCAGCTTTTATTGATCCAGGAGCTTGGTATACTGTATTTTTAGGACCAATCATTGATACTCTTAATTCATCGTTTGAAGAGGGGAGGGTTTTTATTCTTCCTTTAGATAATGATGATGTTTTATCTATTAAAGCCATAGTTTATTTTTATAATAAATATGACAAAAAAAGCTCAACATACATTGAGCTTTAATTATTTTAACTATTTTTTTTTATTTTAAAAAAATTGTTTCAAATCAGGTCTAAAATAATTAATTGATTTCATTACTTTATTATCAGATGTACGATATACTACAAACTTATTTCCTACAGGGGCATAATGGCAAGGTTCTCCTTGTTGTTCAGAACGTAATTTAACTGTTTCTTCTGCTTCTTCAATTGTTTGACAAATTTTAGACATATTAGAAGCTTGAACTTCTGCATAACCATCTAACATTTTATCTTTTAAACCAAATACCAAGGAGCCATTTCCTAAACATACATATGTGATATCAAGCAAAGCATCAAATATTTCTACAATATCATTATTTTTAACTGCTTCTTTCAATTCATCTAATTCTTCAGTTATAAAATCAATTACAAATTGGGCATCTTTATGGTCTATTGTTGGTGTTGTTCTATTTTGCCAATCTTTTCCCATGACTTTATTAAACTCTTCAACCTCGCTTACAAATGGTACGTAATTTTCTTTATTATTCATTATGATAAAATTTTAATAATTCTAGATTTGTTAACACCTTGGATTTCGAATTCACCATTCCATCCTTCATACTCTTTGTAGATTTTTACTTCAGCTTCTGTTGCTGATACGGCGTCAATTAAAAATTGCTCTGTTGTTTTTTTAATTTTACCATTGTCGTCTTCGGTTTTAATAACCACTTTACCTGTCCAATACGTTGTCATAACTTTATTTATTTTAATTTTTATATTTGATGTAATATACTAATGATTATTGGTATTTCCAAATGTAACCACCAGAAGAATTTTGCCTTCCTTTGCATGTGCCTATAATACCCATTTCTGATTTATAGTTATGGAAATCTCTAGCTTCATTTATACTATCCCAATGTTTTATAATATTACCCTCTAAATCTAGCTGAGTAATTGGTTTTTTATGGGGGTTAGATTTCCTCATATTAGAAATAGTTTCTTTAGTCATTCTTTTTTTAGTAGTTCTTATATCATTTATACCTATAAGACTATAAGAAGGATTAGTAGTAGCTACCAAATGGCATAATGATATAAATTCTCTATTAGTAAAATCAGATTTTAAAGAATTTATAACTTTATGAACCCAATGTACATTACCTTTAGTATACCCTTTAGAAGAATCTATTCTATCTAGAGATGCCGTTTGAAGGTGATAATTACCATTTATAGTTGCATTTACTACATTTATATCTGCTCCAGTTATAGCGCATTTTTTATCTTGGGAAAGATATAAATCCCATAAATCATCTATGGTTAAATTAAAATCTAATTTTCGTTTAAGGGCATTAGATTGATATTTCTTAAATAAGGTGATACAAATGTTTTTGTGGGTTTTTTTCCTAGCCATGTGTTTTATTATTTTTATGTGTTTATACATATACACATAGCTAAGAAAATCACCATAATATTTACATCTTTATCATCTCAAGCAATTCGATTTTTGCTGTTTTTGTGTGATCTGCGAATACACCACTAACTTCACTAGTCATCATAGATGCTCCGGAGTGTTTAACACCCCTACAGCTTACACAGTTGTGTTTTGCTTGTATCATTACTGCTACTCCTTGGTTACCTTCACATATCTTATTTACAGCTTGATGGATGGCCATTGTAAGTTGTTCTTGAATAGCGCCTCTACGACCAAAATGGTCTACGATTCGGTTTAATTTAGATAAACCAATTACTTGACCATCTAACCCAGGAACATAAGCAATATGTACTTGACCCTCTATGGTTTGGTGGTGATGTGAACATTGGCTTACTAGAGGTATGTTTTTTTCCAAAATAATTCCCTGATAACCATCACTAGGGAATGAAGTGATAGGGGACATTGCATTGTATCTACCTGCCCATAAATCATTAACATATGCTTTTGCTACTCTACGAGGAGTTTCCATTGAGTTTGGATCATTTCTCCAATCACATTTGAGAGCATCTAGAAACTTACCATAAGCCTCTTCTGCTTCATCAATCATAGATGATTTTTGATCACTGTTAAGTGGGAAACCTTCAGCAACACCGTTAGCAAAACCTACTTGTACCACTTCTAATTCCTCGTGGATTTTTCTTCTTTTATTTTCCATTTATAACTATTTATTTGTATCAATATACGAACCCTATTTACAGAGCCCAAACTGAACTTAAATTTCTATTAAATCCTTTTTCATCGTCGCAACCATAACCTATTACCCACTCATCATCAATATCAAATGCTCTATAGGACTTTGGTGTTATGAAAGGAGAATCTTTTCTTGTAAGTAGGGTAACTGATGAAATGGATGCTGGGTGTTTTACTTCTAAATACTCTACTACGGCTTTCATTGTATTACCTGAGTCTAGGATATCATCTACTAAGTAAACATGTTTACCTTTAATAGATGTCTCAAGGTCTTTGGTGATTTGTATATCGCCTTGTTTGCGTTTTGTATACGATTTAACGCGCATAAAATCGCATTCCATGTCAATCGGTGTAGCGCGTACTAAATCGCTGTAAAACGCGAATGCACCGTTAAGTAAGCCAACCATAACCACAGGGGTCTTATCTCCTCTATGGTCATCCGCAATCTGTTTACCTATAATTTTTGTTTGAATTTCAATATCTTTAGCTGTAATTAATTCTCTCATCTGTCTTCTAATATTTTTCTTAATTCATCTATTAGAGCCAGAACTTCATCCGGCTCCATAGTTATAGCACAGCACGTTGAAACATTTTCCTCAATTTGAGTTAATAGTTCTAGTGCTTTATCCATTGTATTTGTTGTTTTTTGCACTGTTGTTACTTCTTTTAGTCCACTTCAAATTTAATTGATCTGTTGCTTCTCTAGGTGTTAACCCTTCTATAAAACATTGAGATCTGGGTTTAATATGATCTAGTGTTGGGTAGTTACCGTGGGAGAAATGTAAATTAAGATTTTCTTTAATATACTCCCCATCAATATAATCATAACCATCCCAATCGTCTACCATTTCTTTTCTTGCTCTACTTGTTAACCAATCACATCTTTTCCAATATTGCTTCCAAGTTGGATCATCAATAATATTACCATTTTTTGTTCGGGTTTCCAAGCCTTTCTTCCAAGCTTCTTCACCCCAACCTTCTCTTGCTTTCTTAGCTCTTTCAATTAATCCAAATTCTTGGGGGTGGGATTTTACACGAGTAAAATAACATTCCCTTGAACAGTAATCATTAGTATTGGTTTTAGATTTTAATCTAAATTGAGATGAACATACTTTACAATTTGTATAAGTATATTTCTTCTCATTGTATTTCATTTTACACTCACGATTACAAAATTTATTTAGTGATCCTTTAGAACGAAAATTTGAATTACATTCAATACATATCCTTTTATAAGGTAAATTTCCCATAATGTATTTTTATTATACATATACAGGAAATATACTTTTCATCATTTGTTATAATCAGACATAACGCTTTCGATCATAGGCAATTATATGATCTCGCCCAGTCATATTGTAACCTTTCTCAGCACACATTTCAAATACAAGTGGATACATTCTAATTAATTCATCTCTAGAATCTCCAGCAGGCATTACAAATGTTTTATCTTTAGGAATATCCATTTCAACTCTAAACTCTTCAATTTCAACCAACCCATCTTCAGTTCCGTCCCATACTGGTTTGTAGTGATAGTCTGAGTGGTAAGCTAATGTTTGACGAATCGCATCGTAATTAAGTCTAAGTTTATTATGTTGTTTAATCATCCCCTCATCAGTAATTTTACCCCCAGGAGTTTCAACACCCAATACTGGAATTGTATTGCTAAATTTAGGACTAAGTGAAATAAGACCTATTGGGAAATCGGTTTCTAGGAAATGAGATCCTTCAGTTTCAATTGTAATCAATATACCTCTCTCATTTGCAAAATTAGTTAATTCATTTACAATTGTAGGATGAAGTGTAGGACTTCCTCCGGTTAACATCATTTCCTTAATATGAGGATTTTCATCATACATTTTAATAACATCATTAAATGTATAACCTCCTTTTTCAGGATGTATTGACGTTTGCCAAGAATCACACCATCCACCTTCACCGAAATAACATCTGTGGGTACATCCTGTAGTTCTTACTGCTATAGTTGGACGTCCAAAACGGCTACCCTCTGATTGAACACATCTATATAACTCTAATATTGGAAGTACTTTATCGTAATCTTCAATTCTTTTTATTGCCATAACTATTTTTTATTTAATCTTCTACATAATATGCAGCATTTTTTCCATGCTCCATAAATTTAACTTTAGTTACTCTAACTCTACCATCTGTTTCTTCTTGTACGAAAGGATTAACCTTGTCAAAAATATACTTAGCAAAACTTTCAGCACCTGTAGCTGGTATAACTCTAACTTGGGCAACTCCAGCACTATCCATATCTTTGAATGCTTTAAGGAATGGATCATCTTCGGCAACAATCATAGTGTGATCAAACATATAGTTGAAATATTCTTTAGGTTGCATACCATCAATTAGAGTTTTAGCGCGTTTCATACCTCCAAAATCCCAAACCCAATTACGATCATCTAATTCACCTTCAAAATAGACTTTAAATGAAATACCATAACCGTGTACAAATCTGCAGTGAGTTGTCTCTGCTCTCCATTGACGGAATACAGTACTAAACCCATCAAATACTTTACTTGATTGAAATTTACCCATTATAAAAATCTGTTATTTGTTGTTTTGTTAAAGCTCCGGTTCTGCGGCCTATTTCATTCCCTTTTAAGTCAGTTAAAATTAAAGTTGGTATACTTTTAATTCCATATTTTTGGACTAAAGATACATCATAGTCACAGTTAATTTTATTAACCTTCATTCCTTCACTAATTAAACCATCCATAACGGGTCCTAGCATTTTGCAAGGTCCGCACCACGGTGCGCTAAAATACATAATTCCTCTTTCGTTGTTCATAATTTATTCATTTTCTAATTTATATTCCCATTTAAAACCATAGGCTGTTTTTTGATTACCTCTACAACATGCACCTACACCATCGCTATTGGGTTTTTCCATAATATACTGAGCTTCTGACTGAGATCCAAATTCCCTTATAAAGTTTCCATCTAAATCATATTGAAGTACTGGTTGTGATAACCAGGTAACTTCTCTATCTTTAAGAAATCCTCTTGTTTCCTTAATGGCTGCTTTATGCTCGTCGCTAAATGGTTTTCCTTTATGTCCTTTAGGCATTCCTATACTTGATTTACTTATTTTATATCTTGTTTCTTTTGACACTATTTCAGGACCACCACCACCTTCATTTTTATTTGTTAAATCGTATCCTAGGTCTGTATATTTTTTAATATAATATTTTTCCCAACGTCTCCAATCTTTAACTTCGCTAATAATAACCATTTCAGTATCCCGACCATAAGCTACTTTATGTTGAGTTAATCTATTATATGCTTTTCTACTTTTACCAATATAAAATGGTTTATTATCTCCGTTATGTAAGTAATATATTTTAGTGCGTTCCATGATTATACATATGTACTAAAACATGGAACACACCAAATTTTTATTGTTTTGTTATTAATTCAAATTTATAATCTGGGTTGCCTATTTTATCATAAGCAAAATCCCAATCTAATTCACCTTCTATATCATCGCAAAAACGATCATTATCTAAAAGATATACTTTTAATTGATCTTCTGTGAGTTCTACCTCATAGACACGGAGGTCTGTTACGGTTTCATACTTTCTTATTATTGCCATTCTATACTAATTCTTCTACTATTCCAATTATTTCGCTCAATATAAGTAAAAGGGTTGCAGTAACCAAACTAAAGGGAATAAAACAATAACCTACTATTCTAAATCCTGATTTAATGAATGAAACAATTTTGTGCCATTTTGGATTGGGTGTATGTTTTGGGGTTTTTACTTCGTACCCCCCTGAAAAATACGTACCTCGTCTTGCTTCTGTTATTCCGTCGCTCATAATTTTATCTATTGTGGTTATTTAATACTTTTGTTACTTCTGTTACTACGTGTTCCCACGTTACTGGTCCTTTTTCGTCTGCATATTCTGCTGAATCAGGTCTTCCTAATTTAATAAAGGCTTCAATACGTTCTACAGATGAAGCTGATTTATAGTCTGAGTACCATTTTGATGTTTTTTCTGCTTTAGAATAACGTCCTAATATTGATGGGTCTGTTATAACCGTTTTGGTATCTGAATCCCAATGGATTGGCTTATAGGAAGTCATTGTTCTTTTATAAACTTCATCAAAATCTAGTCCTAACTCATCACATAACACTTCTCCGTCTTGAAGAATAGTAAATTTATCTCCTAATAAATAAGGTGTCCAGTAATGTACTCTTTCGGCATCCCAATTACCTAATCTAAAAGCTGCATCATCTGCATCTCTAAATTCCTGTCTGCAATCAGGATAAATTGAATGGTCTCCTGCGTGGATACCTAAAGCAATATCACAAGTTTCTCCTGTTTTATTTGCTACTGAAAGAGCAACTGCTTGTATAATTGAAGCGAATATTTTATTTCTATTTGGAACAACTGTTGCTTTCATGTTTTCTTCAGCGTAATGTCCTTCAGGTACATCTTCTCCACCTGTTACTAAAGCTGAGTCTAATAGATCAACTAGACCATTTAATTGGATTTGGCGGTAATTGATAGGGGTAATCATTACTTCGTTAAATATTCTTTCTCTATCACCAAATTCATCATCACCTACTCTTTTTTGTAAAAAGTTTTTTAAATTTTGAGGTACTTCTACTAGAATATTATTAATATAATCTACTAATGATTGAGCTCTTTGTAACTCTACTCTGTGTTTTTGACCATAGTCAAAGCTAATAGCTGTTACTGTATCGTACTCTTTCAAGCAACGAAGTAATAAAGTGCTACTATCCATTCCACCTGAAAGGCTAAGGACTACATGTTTTTTTGTTTTATTCATTTTATATAATTTTATTTGCCAGGTATTAATAGAATATAGGCGAATCCTCATCTTTATGTTCAGGGGATGGAGCATCGAATTCACCTTTACTATTACGAAGAGGTTCAATAACTCTAACCATAAAGTTAGTACCTTTTAATGTAAATTCCCCACCTTGCTGTAACATTTTACGGAAAAATATTTCTTGGTTTTCACTCCAATTCTTACTTAAATTAATTATTACATCTTTATCTTCTATTAGATTTTTGTCTATATAGATTTTTTGAGTACTTCTTATTGCTTGTCTAGTTAACATATTATATATTTAATTCTTTTTCTAATCTTTCGAATGCTGGGTCTATCATTCTATCCCAGAAGTATTCTTCATCATCATCTTCTAGTGAATCATCTTCTAGTGTTATATATTGACCGGCATCTGTAATTTTTAATACTCCGATTGGACTATATGCTTCATCCCAATAACGTGCCGTGAATGTAACATCAGGATCTATAGCAACCAACTGACTATGCATTTCTTTTAGCATATCTGATGGGGGATACCAAGCTGATTCCATTGCAAATTGGAATTCATCCTCAGCATCTACAAATACATCATATTTGGAAATCCACTTTGAACCAATCCTATCGATTAGTAACTCTGCTTCAGCTCCAAAAGCATCTATGATATGAGTTTGTCCTTCTTCTGCTGGGTATTCTCCATCTACACAGTCATCATACTTTTCTTGGAAGTACTTAATTGCTTCTTTCGATCCTTTGATCGTAACGTCTGTTCTGTTTGTATTTGCCATTTTATTCTTCTATATAGTATTCAGTTCCACCATCTTTGTCTCGTGTGAATTCCATTTCATCATAAACTTCCTCCATTACCTCATCTTTAAGATCATCGTCATCTGAGTTATATCGTTCCAATTGCTCATCTGTTAATTCTACTACATAGAATCTATAATCTGTTTCTACTCTAACTAACTTTGCCATATCTTATTTATTTAAAAAGGTAAATCTTTTGTTTGATCAACATTGAAGTATTTATCTAAAAATTCTTTACGGTATAAGTGCACCATTCCAACATATTTGGGATTTGAAATTTCTCGCTCTCCAATTGGTTCTTCAGATTTAATTGCTGCTTTACACACAGCATCCCCTAATTCCATTCCTGCTGCCTTACCTAAGTAATCATACAGACTTAATAGTTTATTTTCCATATTATAAATCGTTTATTTCTCTAAATTTGTTTAAATTGTAAGTAAGCAAATCATAATCTACTTGGTCGTTTAGCATATAAAAATAATCATTCATATTTGCTGATGGTTTTTTGTCTAATCCTGCATTTGAATAACTAATACCTTCTAACGCCGCCATTACTGGGTTTGATGTATCTATTGATTCAATACACTCAAATCCGCGATACCAACCGAATTCTTGTGGTACGGAGCAACCAAGTAAATGTATTCTATCACTTTGATGTATTACCTTAGTTTCTAATAATGCTGATATTACTGATAAACGACCTAATGCTTTACCTAAATCTTTATTTGGGTGAGGTACAATATCATTATAATAATTAGCACCATATGAAAATGCTATTTTTTTATAACCTAAATCTTTATATGTTTGATAGCAAGTAGAGGCTTCATGAATTGTTTGTGCTTGAACAACTGCTACTTTGGTTGTTTTTTTAGGTAAGATTTTACCAACCCAATGACGGGCATTAACTACAGATGCATTTCTATCTTCCCAAACATCAGGAACAATAAATTCATCGGGTTCTAATTCATTAATCCAATGAATCAAACGATCACTATCATAAGCGTGACCAAGTTCATGAAGGGAATTATCCATAATAATGTAACGACCTTCTGATTTAGCATTTTTAAAATATTCTAGATAACCTGGTTCCTCATCAAATAAATGGGGTAATGCATAATCATAACTGTTAAATTTTTTACTATCTTCTAAAAGACATAAAGGAGTTTCGTGACTTACTTTTATCATAACTTTTTAATTTATATTTAATATACGAATAAGCTGGTGTTAATCCAAGCCCACTTGCTAAAATTGTAAAAATATTTGGATGCCAATGTTCACCACAGAACCCAAATGTGTGTTTAAGTATTTCTAACATAGCTTAACTTAAATATGTTGATAATAGATATGCTAATTTATACCCAACAAATGCTCCTAAAGCAGCTGATGTTGGGAATATTATAAATTTACCTAAAGATGTTACATATTTAGGTCTATTAATTACTCTTCCTACAAAGAAGTAGTATGTTAGATAACCTATTAAAACTGCCATATCCATTCTTTGGGCAATAAATACTACTAATATTGATCCTAGAAAACCGTACACAGCATTCTCTAAAACGGATTGTCTGATTTCTCCAGGTGTTGATTCTCTGTATTCTTTTTTTAATTTTTTTAAACTCATAACTTTTTAATTTGATAAAGGAAGTTTAATAGAAGGATATGATTAGTAATTTTCTCGTAAAATGTTAATTATCTTAGTTAATTCTTTTTTATTATAAGGTTTCCATTTGTCAGTGAATGATTTTCTGTAATTTAAAATTCCATTAATGACTGTTTCTTCGTGATGTGTATTCATATTATTTTTATTTTATAATTAGATAAAGGTGCTCTAATTAGACAAGGGAAGTTTAATAGCAGGATGACTTTGATAATCAATCAATTCAAAATCACCAATCGAATAATATGGTAAACAGTCTCCTTCAACCCATTTGATCTCATCCCCAATCTTCAGTTTGGGGAGGGGATAAGGTTCTCTATTTAATTGTTCTTTGATAGGTTTTATATGATCAAGATATAAATGAACATCACCTAGATTCCCTATAAGTTCATCAGGGATCATATTTATTTCTTTTGCTATGATTTCAAGCAATAAACCATAAGATGCTATATTAAAACCCAATCCCAGTCCCGTATCTACTGAACGTTGATTCCACATTAGAGAGATTGCTCGTGTTGGAATGTTTTGTTCATCACACCATTTTTGGTAATCAAAGTCTTTGGTTACATGAGCAGTTTCATGCGTTAGTTTTCTTTCAATAGCAATGTTTATTCGTTCTATCTTCTTTAACTCTCTTGTAT